GTCACACCGACCTATGCCTATATCTCGTAGCTCTGCGTCAGTCATGCTATACAATTGATTACGTGCAACTCTTTGTTTTGCAGATTCAATTCTAGCTTCAATTAGTCTGTTGAATATTCTTTTTAACATATCTATCTCCTTTGTTAACGGTAACTTTTGCTACCAGAGATAGTTATATCATATATAGTTATAACATACTATAGTCAATAATGCAACCCCGTTATGCATTTATCGGTTTGGGTTAAAGTATAGTCTTCCAGACAATGTAACATCAAATGTGCCACCATCTTTTGAACATACAAGTTTATCACCTGCATGAAGATGCATACGTGCAGCATCTAAAACGTTTAGTGCAGTATTACCTGCAACAGACTTTGCCTCTATAAAATTATGATACGTTGTATCATCTGCGTGATAAAACTCTATAGTAATCTTTTGTTGAGATGTACCACCATTTGTAACCATAAGCATATCAATAGTTGCATCGTGATTATCAGGACATGTAAATAAAACATTACCACTTGCACCACCTGACGTTGAAGCAACTGTAACTGATTCTGTAGTGGTGATATATCTGAGGTCTGTTACCATTTACTTTTTCTTCTTTTTACCTGTAATCTTTTTAACTATTTTAGTTGTCCATGCTTCATTTTCTGGTGTTGTAGGATCGTCTTTTACATAGTGACCCTTTTCATTACGAGCACGTACCTTAATTGTTTCTGTTGCTGTAAGTATTGTTTGTAACTTTGCTATTTCGGTAGCCCAGTTACCATCTGCATCTTTAGAGGCTACAACATTTTTATTTATGTCCTCTACATGCTGACCCATGTTTACAACAATATATCCTAAACTATTTACTTTTTCAATTTGTTCTGGTGTCATTTTTTCTTTGCCACTCCACCACGTTTCATCGTTTTAACTGCACCACCCTTTTTCATATAGCCCATTTTATTACGGACTGTCTTTGGTAGTTTAGCTAAACCTTTATTTCCTTTTGGTACTGCTTTCACTGTTCCACCCTTTCTATATTGATTATAACCTTGTGCATGGGCAGCTTGCCCTTGTTTAACTGCGTCAATCCTACGTTTGTAGACTTTACCAGTTTTACCCCAACGATAGCCACCTTCTACTTTTTCTACTGGCATTATGAAACTATTCCTACTTCAAAACATGAAGGTATTGCAAGTGCACCTTTTTGTAATATTAGGGTAGCCATTTGCCTAGCCTCTTGCAGACAAGATTGCTCAGTATAGAATAGTTCTGACTTAGCAACTACTTGACAAGATAATGCAGAAGGATCGGTGCACATTAATATAATGGCTACCCACATTTTTAAAATTTAACTTTGGCACCTACTGTAATGTCACCAAACTCCCAATCACGGTCTGATGAAACTTCAGTGTACAAAGTTACTCCACTAACTGCATATTCAGCAGTATAATCTACGCCTTTAAATATTTCATCTTGGTCTAAGCCACGCATGTCAATCTCTGTCTCTGCAGATAGTGTAACTCCTACAGATGTAGTGAATGCTGCATATGGTGTTGCAGTCCATTCCCATTCTTCAATACCTGTAACATAATTAATGTCAGACTCTGCTCCTACAGAAATTGTCTGACCCAATAGTTCTACGTCAACGGCATTTGCTGCAGTTGCTGTAAGTGCAACCACTGCACTAGCTAGTAATACATTTTTCATAATAGTTCCTTATTTCTTTTTCTTTGCCATGCCGCCACGCATCATTTTCTTTTTAGGCATTCCCCCACCACGCATCATGGTTTTCTTTTTCATCATACCACCACCACGCATAGGTGTCTTCTTTTTCATTGCACGAGGTTTCATTGCCATTGTTCTAATCTCCTTTGTCTGCGTTCTAATACAAGAGCTTTATACTCTTCTTCTGGGTATACATTGTAATATCCCATCTTTTCTAACTGTAGACTTGCATCGTCTACTTTACTTAGAGATTGAATAAACATCATGGCATATTCATTCTCTACACTAGACTCCCAATTATTGTCATACAGAAAGTCTAGGTCTGCATCTTCGGCACCATAGTCAGGGTGAAACCCCATAATGTGAAGATCGTTTTCTGAATACGTATCATTAAGGTATTCTATATATGTATCAAAAAAATCTATCTCAGGAAAATTGTAAGAGGCCACAATAACTAGATCATAGGTATTGTCAAACCAATCTGCTTCCTTTACTACCGTTTCTACAAGTGAGTCAGTTTCAACTACATTTACTTTGTTTTGCTTCCATGCTTGTTTAGCATAAGGACACGCAGGTAGCCCGTTTAGTTCTGGGTTAGGTACTTCAAGAACCTCACGTGACCAACTACGTATATCGTCCTTTATCATTTCATAAACATGCCGCCTTTACGCATATCAAAGTTACCCTTGCGTGAAGGCATTCCACCCTTGTTAAAAGGCATAGACGGTAGTGTTACCTTGTCTTTCATCTTTTTAGCACGAGCAGTTTCCTGACCTTTACGACTTGCACGGTCTGGCTCTGCAGCCATTTCTTTACGAATGTCTTTTAGCTCTGCTTTCATTTCAGATAGTTCAGCTTTTTCTGCACGAGTTAATTCGTCCTTTGCTTCAAGTTTACGAATCTCTGCCTGTAGGTCTGCTGATCGTTTACCTAACTTTTGTCCTGTTCGAGATATAGTAGCACCTTTACCTTTACCTAGTACTTTTTCTCCTGTCTCGACCATTGCCTTAATTGCTGCCATTGGTATTACTCCTTTACCATTTAACTTTATGTGACCAATAACGAGCACTCAACTTACTAGGATTGGAGTCCTGTGCATTGTGTCTCGCATAGTAGCTTTTCTTACGTGCTTTATCTTTAGCTGACTTAGGACTCTTACCTGCACCCTTAACGCCTTGCTGACCAAAACGTATAAATTTGTAGGTGTCACCTTCCTTCGCCATAACACAGTGTGACTTAGTGGGATGTTTAGGAGTACGTTTGGGTTTGTTAACTCCCGTCAACCCTTCCTCTTTCATTTTAGTTTTAACTCTTTCAGGTATACTCATTCTTCTGGTCCGTCTGTCCAACCTTCCATACGCATAGCCCACTCTACGTGTTCTAACGTAAACGGCCTCCCATAATGGTTCTGTACAGCTTCTCGCACGTAGAATACATCACTATGGGGGATATGTAACTTATCTATAGTTCCATCCAGTACATGATTATAAAACTCAGAAAGAACATTGTCAGTATATAGTTTTACTGATTTTTTACTCATTGTCAAGAACTTTCGTAATAAATATACAAATGTCTCGCCTAACGGCGGTACATTGTAAGTGTTACATTGTAAGTGATACATATAAGTGTAATATTAGTTAAGTATAATTATATCTAACTATATTAACATCTAAGTGATACATTGTAAGTGATACACTTTAAGTGTCATCTTAGTTTAGTTATATATAGTTTTACACATTCCGTGATTCATGTCAACCCCTAAAGTTATCTGTACCCCAAAAATAAGGAAATCGTTCTGTGAAACCACCCTTTTTGAGAACACTGTTCTATGTAAACCACTATATATGTAATGTGGTTAACACTCCATTTTTCCTGATCTGTGTGTTTCTGTGTATACATATACCACGTACCCCCGTCTGGCCCATGCACCCCTGCACATCTGTAGGCGCATATGCACACATCATGATGCACATGTGACGTTGGTGGACACACATTATGCACTCACATGCACCAACGCATGAGAAAGTGGTTCAAATTCAGTGATTTACTGGACTGCGACAACTGTTATGGAATCAGTTGCCACACTAAAGTGTGTGTCAAAGTATGTGATCACAAAAAACAAAGTGTGTAACGGAGACGATGCATTTAATACTACACCCCATAGGGTGTGGGTGGCAGATGAAGTGTCCAACGTTGGACAAGTCACAATGGCATGGCAAGTCTCGTGAGTTTAGCACACGAACTGCGGTATCGAAGATACCTGTAGTGGTGCGTGAAACGGCGTGGGCAGAGGATCACATACGTTGTAATTTGTGAAACAAATTTGATTGCATCACTTGACAACGAAATCACTGTACTCTATCTCTCCATGTTACAGATAGTTTATTATCTCTCCCTTTAGGGTGAGAGAGATAAGTAAACTCTCTTATGTAACATTAGAGATAGAGAAAGGAAGTCTCATGGCAAAATCAGTTAAAACAACTTCAGCAGTTGAAGGTACTTCAATCAATGCTCTTATCAAGGAAGGCAAAAGCCTTGGTCAAATGTGGGCTAAACTTCACAATGTGAAGCAGTCTACTAAAGCCAACGGCTTTGACACTCGACTAGGCAAATTGCTTGTTGAGCTAAAAGCTCAGTCTAGTCTTGACAGTGGTCAAATCTCTCGTCAAGTGCTTACAGCACATGGCATTCACAACATTGATCGTCGTAGACGTTCAGAAGCTTTGTGGTTTGTTGAAAACGAAGTGGAATGTCGTGCTTTCATGGAATCCTCAAAGAAAGGATTTACGTCACTCACTGCTTTGCAGAGAGCAATGCGTGATGCTGCTAAAGCAGATGCTGAACCTACTGCTAAAGCAGAACCGTCCAATGTTGGACAGTTGAACGGTCAAGATACCTTGGTATCTGATACAGGATGGGTGGAAGTGGACAAAGGTACTCACTCAGTCCCACTTACTCGCACTGCGATTGTGGACAACATTGTGAAGCAATGTTCTGAGTACAACATTGATCTTGAAAAGATCATTGATGACTTGCAAATGCAACTTGCGAAGCAAGCAAAGTAACCTACGGTTACGTCATTTATGCTCACTCTTTTAGAGTGGGCATTGGTGGTGAAACCGTCCAATGTTGGACACTTTAATACGGAGTATTACTCATGTTACCTAAAACTATTCTCGTGATTGCTTGGGCATTGATAGGGCAGTTTACTGCATTGATATTATTTGCTGTAGCAAATGCTTATGTTGAACCGTTTGTGCTTATCATACTTGTGCCTGTAGCACTTATGGCACTGATCCAAATTTGGTTTGGTGATGGCATTTATTAATAGTGTATAGTTATATAACACTTGAAATGTTTATGAAAGTGTTATATAACGTATATACACATTAACTGAAACCGTCCAATGTTGGACACTTTTACGGAGTAACCGTTATGACTTACACAGTACACACTACACACAAATCAGGTAACCGCAAAGTCGGCCCTATTCCTGTAACCACTACAAGTGCCGACACTTGTCCTAGTGCTTGTCCATTCAACAATGCCAACGAAGGTGGTTGCTATGCAAATGGTGGCCCGTTGGCAATGCATTGGGCCAAGGTAACACGTGGTGAACGTGGTGATGCGTGGGACACATTCATCAGCACTGTGGCATCCTTCAAGGATGGTCAACTGTGGCGGCATAATCAGGCAGGTGATCTTGCAGGTGATGGCAACCGTTTGGATGCTGATGCAAATGATCAACTTGCTGATGCTAACACTGGCAAACGTGGGTTCACTTACACACATTATCCTGTGTTGACTGACAAGCATAATGCTCGTGTTGTCAAACGTATGAATGACAAGGGATTTGTGGTCAATCTATCTGCCAACAACGTCACACATGCTGATGCATTGTATGACTTGGGCATTGGGCCTGTAGCAACTGTGTTGCCAGAGGCACAGACAACTAACACTGTGACACCCAAAGGTCGCAAAGTGGTTGTATGTCCTGCAACAATTCGTGATGATGTATCATGCTCTACATGCCAACTGTGTGCAAAACAACGTGATGCAATCATAGGGTTTCCTGCACATGGTAGCAGTAAACGTAAAGCAGATAACGTAGCACAAGGAGTGTAATGACATGAAAGTATACAATGCTATGAATAACATTTATGTTCACTACTTGGGTAGAGAAATATCCATTGCTCAACACATTTCAAATGGCACTACATCTGTACAGGAAATTGCAGATGTGAGTGACCTAGACAACCCGATCAGATATGACAAGACTTTGCCTAGTCTGATCGCAGCATTGCAGGAGTTGCAAAATGAAATCGACAAACAAATCTGGGGTAATAAACCCAGTGGCGAGAGCATTGCTACAGCAACGTAAATCGCCGCAAGTAGTACCGCCCAAAAAGGGTAACAAACGCAAACCTAGTAAGAAGGAGAAACAAAATGCGTTACGAGATGCAAAACTTTATTAAGTTTTCTAAGTCCAAAAAAGTGTCCAACGTTGGACAGTCTAAAAAGGATGAACACAAACGTGTACGTAAAATTGCACGTAAAAACAAAATCTTAACCCGTAAATTGTCACAGTAAAAAGGAGACATATCATGTTTGTAATTCTAGCAACTAAACCACTTAACGATGGAACACGTGGGTTCCGTTTCAACTTTCTAGGTGTGAAAGGTCTTATTCGTAGACGTAGTGTCTTGTCACGTGGCTTCTCATTATTCAATCGTGAGAACTGCATGACTGCACATCACTTCTGGAAAACTAGCCTGTATATTGAACGGAAACGTAACCGTTTCAGTGTACGTAAGTTCATGCACTTTGCAGGTTAATGCGCCTAGTGCAGTACAAAAATAAATGGGTTGTGTATGACGATGATGGGTATGTTGTCGTCATATGCACCAACAAACGTATCGCAATCAAGTATGCAAAGGAGCAAAACAATGCGAGTTGAAGTTTACTTTAACCTACACAAATACGTCTGGTCTGTTCGTCAGTGTTCCACTGGCAGAGTAATCTTACACACTGACAAGGTACACATTCGTGATCCACAATTCGTGGTACGTAAGTCAGGCCGTGAACGTGTGCTACGTGAAGGTAAAAAGAATGTCCATGCTTTTGTTCGTGGTGAGATCACATACTTTGATGACTTTGATCCAGACTATCTGGACTACACACTTGTGTCATACAATCCATACAAGTTTGACACCTTTGTGGATGTGATTGATACAAGACCTGTTCGTACAGCCAAACGTGCTATGTTGGAGATACAGCCAAGCATGGTTGTTGGTGATCCCAGAAACAGACCATACCTATATGCAGAAGGGACACGTCCATGACTGCTGAAGAAGTAATGAAATTAATACAAGGAGAAACACCTATGGCAACAAAACTATATGAAGAACTGACCCGTGAAGAAGTACTAGAACTACTTGAATTACATAATGCACTTGACAATATGTTGGATGACGCATCAGAAATGTTTGAAGTAAACCTATCACATTTGGCTGCGTTATCTAGGCATATGCATAGGGTTAGAAACAGGTTCAACTTTAGACCACAAAAGTCTGATGAAGGTGATCACCCTGCACATTGGAAGCCGTATGTGCTAAAAGAAGATGCCCGTGCATGGTATTACAAAGGAGAAACTGAATGAAAATAATGGGCTACGAAATCGTAGTTGAAATAGATGGGGTGGAGAGTGTTGTCCAGTTGGATGACACTTATCCTTCCATCAACAACTGGCACACTGCAACTGAGTTTGCTATGAAGCTTGCAGACAGTATGCACCCAGAAGCAAACGACATACAGTTTGTGGAGTGTGGTGAATACGAGATGGATGAATACAAAGAGTATGACTTCATACATGAAGCACCGTACATGCTACAATGAAAGGAGATAACATGGTGGAAGCCAAAATAAAACTAACTAAAACTATGCTCGACAAGAGCATCATTGATGCCAACAAAACTGTCTGTGAATTTTTGGATCACGACTTTGGCATGAACTACAATGACAGGTTCTTCACAGAAGAATGGTACGACACAGAAAAAGAACGTACTATGCGTAATGGTTTCTTTGTTGTCGGTGAGTATGCCGATGGCACAGAGGCTAACGTAAAGTTTTATCGTAGTGCTAAACGTGGAGACAAACGCATCAGCATACAGAAGCTGAAGCAATATGCAGAGGCAGGTGACGAAGTGATCCTGACTTCAGATGCGGAGAGTTTACATGACGGATACCGAATACATATCAACATCGTGCGACAAACCGATGCCGCATGATGATCCTTGTGACGATTGGTCAGACAACCCTATACCTAAACCAAAGGAGAAACCATGAACCGTTTTCTTATCAACTATTCACCTGAATTGTGTGCTCGTGACATGTGTGACAAACATGTGGTCAAGATGCCACTGGAAGAAGCACAGATGTTGTGCACCACTATGCGACTACATGCACCAGAGTATGCAGAGGAAGCAGGACTGTACCGTGCTGTACATCAGAAGCATCCATGCACTATCTGGGCAGGTGAAAGTCGTGCCAACTACGAGTACTCCCTAGACATGTTTCGTGAGATGTGTCGTGAGTACACGTACAGGTATGGCAAGGTACATGCATCATGGCGTTTGTATGATGCACTCGTAGACGGTGCACAGTATGTGCCTGATGGTGGTATCACACCGCACCCTGAGTGTTTCAGTGAACATACCGACTTGAAGTCAGGTAGACCTTGGCCTATCTACAGTTATCGTAAGTTTTACATGACCAAGCAACGCAGGTTCAAGATGACATGGAAGGATCGTCCTGTGCCTGATTGGTTTGAGTTTGAACAGGAGTGTGCATAATGATTAATTCAATGCTTATGTGCCTTGCACTGAACGTATATCACGAAGCACGTAGTGACCCTATGAATGGACAGTATGCTGTAGCACATGTCGTGATGAACCGTGTACAGTCTGACAGGTATCCAAATGATACATGCAGTGTGGTTCATCAGGGTTACAAGAAAGGTAGACGTGACTGCCAGTTCAGTTGGTACTGTGACGGTAAGTCAGACACGCCACACAACCCAGAGTCATGGGCATGGGCTGTACTGGTAGCCTATGATGTACTGCGAGGTTATGTCCCTGATATTACAAACGGTGCTACACATTATCATGCCACGTATGTTAAGCCATCGTGGGCTGCACAACTAGAACCAACCGCAAAGTATGGATCACATATTTTTTACAAGTAAGTGTTGACATACTTATATAACTATGGCACAGTTGCCACATAACAAATGAAAAGGAGATAAATATGCCATTTGATATACCAACCTACTTAGACTTTGACGTAGAGTTTGAACCAACTAAAGTTGACGATAAGAAATACGTCATCAACAATGACACAGGCGAATACCTTGGTATTGTCGGTAAGTCATTCAAGTGTGCATCACACGGTGACTTCTATCGTGGTGTCATGGACACTGTGACAGAGGAACTTGATCCCTCTGATCTAATGAATGCCAAGTACAACTGGCGTACCGCACGTAATGGTGCATGGTCTATGCTCGACATTCAACTGCCCGACATGCAGGTGGAGATCACAACAGATAAGCACCAGACTACCATTGGTAATCGTATTATATCATTACATGGTATTGATGGATCATGCAGTAACCAAGTGTTCTTTGGTGCTATTGATTTCTTCTGTACCAATGGACAGATACGAGGTGAGTATGACAAAATTCGTAAGAAGAATACATCCAATTTTTCTATGGAGAGTTTCATCTACGAACTGACTCGTGCTCGTACTGACTTCTATGCAGAAGCAGCCAAGATGCAAGTCTGGGCGCAAACATCTACAAAGTATGTGGACATCAAGTCTTTGCTTGACGATATGATTAAGTCTGATCGTAAGGCAGAGAAAATGTATCAGTTGTATCTGCAAGAGGCATCACAACGTGGTCACAACAAGTGGGCATTGTACTCTGCGTTCACAAACTATGCATCGTATGCTGATGAACGTAATGGGTTCAACCTACGTAACACAGGCAACGATACACAGGCCATCAGCATGTGGTCACGTGAGCAAGAGGTATCCAAGTGGGTATCTGATGATCGGTTCATTCAATTGGAGGCTGCATAACACATGAGAACCTTACCACGATATGTACAACAACGAGTGTCACCTTTTGGTGACATCTCCTATCGTTTCAATCCACCACAGACACTTGTAAATGCAGGTGTCGTGGAACGCATTGAACTGGGGGATGATCCTAAAGAGGTACGCAGGACTGCCAAACGTGCTAACGAGTTGATTGATAAGTACCGTGAAGAACAAGCTAAAGTTGTAGGACTGAAGCCAAGCAGCAAGGTCACTGACCTAATCAACTTTTACTATTTGTCTAATGATTTCAATATGTTACGTGACTCTACTAAGGTAGATTACAGGTACTTCTTGACCATTTTACATCAGACAATTGGGTACAGAAAGTACAAAGAAGTTACACCTAAAGTTGCAAAGGCTGCATATGAGAAGTGGGTGGAACGTGGCATTAGTTTTGCTAATCACACGGCAACGTGTGCCAGTAGGGTGTACAATTATGCTATCCAAATGGAACATGCTGAACAGAACCCGTTTGCCAAGATCAAACGTAAGCAACAGAAGCAACGTAAAGTTGTCTGGACACATGGTGAAGTCAACAAGTTTCTTGATGTGGCGTACAGTGACTTTCAGTATCGTAACATTGGACTGATAGTACACATGGCATACGAGTGGTGCCAAAGATTAGGTGACATGCGTATGCTACGTTGGGATAACCTTGACTTGAAGAAGCAGCAACTTACGTTGGAGCAAAGTAAACGTAGGTCAGAAGTGTTTCTGCCTATTAGTGACAACTTGAATGCTATGTTATTGGAGCAGAAAGAAGACTTTGGTTTTCAGCAGTGGGTTGCACCGCATCCACTGCCACGTAATGGTGTGTTCCAACCGTATGCTATGGAGAGACTGTCCAAGGTTGGACGAAAGGTTATGAGACTAGCAAAGCTAGACGAAGAACTACGACTGATGGACATTCGTAGAACGGGGGTGACGCAGATGGTAGACAAGGGTGTGCCATTGCCACAAATCATGGCAGTGACAGGGCATACACATGTTGCATCTGTGAAACCATACATGAAACATACATTCGATAGTGCAAATAATGCCTTGACACAGAGAGACATATATGTACAATCGAGTGTAACGAGTAACAATGAAAGTGATATACATGATTAATATAAAAGAACATATAAGTGATATGGACTTAGTTAATGGTCAAACTAAACGTACTAACTGCCCTGTATGTGGGGGAGTCAAAACGTTTACAGCTACTAATAACATGGGCCAACTTGTATGGAACTGTTACAAAGCAGGGTGTCGTGTGTCTGGTGGCACACGCACTCACCTTACCAGTGATGATATTCGTAAGTCACTTGGTACTGTAGCTGAAGAAACAGAAGCTGTATCCTTTCAGAAACCTGAGTGGATAGTAAAAGACTACAGCATGATACAAAACTTTTGTAGGGATTGGGAATTGCATCCATCCAACTTAGGTTTGTTGTATGATGTTCGTGAAGACCGTGTGGTATTTCCTGTGGTGCACAACAATATCATGGTGGATGCCACTGGTAGAGCACTAGGAAAAAAGTTACCAAAGTGGAAAAGATATGGAAAAAACCCCTTGCCATACGTGTATGGACATGGTAAAACTGGGGTAGTCGTTGAGGACTGTGTGAGTGCAGCTATTGTAGGTGCGACAGGCGGTTCTGGATGCTCAGAGGGTGGCGTATATGTCGGGGTAGCAGTGTTGGGTACGTCACTCTCTGAGGTACATAAGCAGTACTTATCACGGTTCACAACGGTTATCATTGCACTTGACCCCGATGCCTTACCCAAGACATTGCAATTTGCAAAAGAGTTACGAGGTTATGTAGATAACGTAAAGGTATTACGTTTGACAGATGACTTGAAGTATCGTAATCCTACCGACATTGAAAACTTAACAGCACTAGGAGAAACATAATGGAATTATCATTAATACGAAGTCTGATGGACAGGGAGTTCTACGAGGATCATCGTGGCGCAAAGTGTCCAGACAGACTGTTCAGTAAAGATGTTCGTAAGATCAAGCAGTCTATCGACAAAGCTATGGATCGTTATGAACGTACAGTCACCCCTGATGAGATTGAGGCATTGTTTATGTCTAACAATCCTACACTTACTACCGCACAGAAATCGGCTTACAGTTCTCTGTTTACACAGATCAAGAAAGAGTCACCGATGGGCAGTGACGTAGCACAAGAAGTGTTGTCTAAGTTGTTTCAACAAGTGGTAGGTGAGGATATTGCCAATCTTGGTTTTGATTATGTGAATGGTAGCAAGGGTAGCCTTGAACCACTACGTGACATACTGGAACGTTATTCCGATGACTTCACACCTGACTTACGTATTGAGTGGGATGACATTGACATTGACACTTTGCTTGCCAAGAATGATTTGGAATCACAGTGGACGTTCAACATCCCTACTCTGACACGCAAGGTAGAGGGTGTGAATGCAGGTCATTTGATTGAGGTAGGTGCACGTCCTAACACAGGCAAGACATCGTTTCACGCATCTCTGATTGCTGCTCCCAATGGGTTTGCACATCAGGGTGCACGTTGTGTGATCCTGTGTAACGAGGAAGCATCACACCGTGTTGGTGCACGGTACTTGACCGCAGCTACAGGCATGACGATGCAAGAGGTGAAGGATAACCCTGCCCGTGCTCGTGACCTGTATGCCTTGGTCAAGGACAACATCAAGATCAAGGATGCCAGTGACCGTGACATGTCATGGGTCGAGTCAGTATGCAAGTCATACAAACCTGACATTGTTATTCTTGACATGGGTGACAAGTTTGCCAAGGCAGGTGGGTATGCTCGTCCTGATGAAGCACTGAAAGCTAATGCTATCTATGCCCGTCAGATTGCCAAGGCACACAACTGTGCTATCTTCTACATGTCTCAGCTATCTGCTGACGCAGAGGGTAAGGTGTTACTCAACCAGAGCATGATGGA